GGGGTGATTGACTACTGCGTTCCCGCAGCTCGGTCAGCCACTATGGACTAATTTAATTTCCTTTGTTTTGCGGCCTTCTCTTCTTTTCCCTTGGTAGGTACTCGAATTCGCGAGGATAGGCCCAGGCTCCAAAGATACGACTGATAGCAGTGTCAACCGTAAAATTGAAGACAAGAGGAACTGGAGTCTTAGCGCACAGTTTAGGAGGGCTGATTGCGTCAGAGAGCTGTTGTATGCGAGAGGGACGAGAACACGGGCCAGAAGCAGGGCCATGTTCAAAATTTATAGGATCCCAATCAACATCCTCACTCCCGAGTGACGCAACTTCATTCTGGTAATAATCGGCAAGGACTTTAAGGACATTCTCTTTTGTATTTTTTCTCCGCTTAACCAGTCGGCGCCAAGAACACTGACGGTAAGCGGTTTTTATTTTCTCGTTTTTCTTGAATGCCGGTAGCCCAAGTTCCTTTCTTTCCTTATTCCATCTTCTAATTTCGTACTCTGTCTTGATTTTGTCGTCATACAAATATAACACGGCAGGCCTAACGTCGCGAACCCTTTGCTCAATAATGGCTCGCTCTTCCGAAGGGAAGAGGTCATAACCATCAGGCTTAGGGACGACCGGAAAGGCATTCTCAAGAGAGAGTTTCTTAGACAGGGGGACGAAACGGAGGGCGCGGTTTATTTTCTTGTCTTGCCTGCAGAACCGCTGGTAAGGGAAGGGAAGCTTCCACACAAACTTGTCCTCCTGTTTCTTGAGTAGTCCTAGGTTGGCTCTTACGCAGGTAACAAAACCCTTACGGGTAGTGGTCGCCTCGTACGCAAGACCTAGGACATCCTCTACATCTGTCTTCATATAGAGGGCTTTTCCATTTGTTTTCTTCACATGTTTACAATGATCAAAGAGGGTGGAGTTAACCTCAGCCAGATGGTCGGAGCGCAAGCACTTATCCGTGTTCGTCTCCATACCGACTTGGCCACCGTTGTAGATAATCCTTGAGGATAGATCTGAGGTAGCGGTGGGCTCTCTGACTAAAAGGTCATCCCCATTTATCAGCGATCTATGTTGAGTCCATTCATTAAAACCAATCTCCTTGCGTTCCAACAAATCAGTTAAGGACATGTCGACAATGGTCTTATTTGTCAAACACAGAAGAGGGAAACTTAGAAGGCTGCCCATGGGCTGCCCACGAAAGAACCCTTCTGTAGGACCAAAGTCAGGGTCCCCCTCCCGGGGAGCCATCAAAGGACAACGATACCCTAACCTTAAACATCCGATCACTTCCATGCACCCTCTTTCATCATCGGTAAGTCCTTCTGCCATCTCAACGAGGACTTCGATACCGGCCCTAACATACTCGACCTTGATGTTGTCTGTGGCTCCGACGTAGTCGAAGCTAAGATAAGGACCAAGACCGTTAAGGCTGTCAACATGCTCCGAGGTGGGGTCCCCTTTAAGGAGCCAGCCACGACGAGAAAGAACGGAATACAACGAAGTGTGCAGATGATGCAAAGTCTCAGAGTTGAAAGAAGAAAAGCACGTGACTATGCGAGGTTTCCCAGAAGAGAAAACCAGCACAGGATATGCTTCATCGGAAAAAGGTTCTTCATTCCAATTACCGCCAGACGCACAACCATGCATCCGAGCCGACGAACC